GGAATATATAGTATTAGCAATAGCATTTTATTTAATTTATAAAACATTTAAAGATGATTAGATTACTAGATGGTAACACATACGATAAAGAGGAACTACTAAAAAAGATGGATGATGATAACTTCTACTACGGAGAACTAAACCAATTAGCTTTAAGCAGTAGTAGTCTTAAACAACTATTATCAAGTCCTAAAACATATTCCTACTCATTGAAGTATGGTAGTCCAGATTCACAACCTTTAAGAGATGGCTGGTTATTTCATACTGCGATACTTGAGCCAGATGTATTTACTGCACAAAGGTTTATAGATGTTCAATCAAAGAACACCAAGAAGTTTAGAGAAGCTAAAGAAGAGTTTGGTAGGGTATTTACAATGAAAGAAAAGAACGATGCAGAACGATTAGCAGATGCATTCTTGAGGAACGAACACGCATTACAATTAATAACAGATTGTGAGTTTGAAGTACCAGCAATAGGCGAAGTAAAAGGAATGCCATTTAGAGGTAAGGCAGATGTAATTGCTAGTGATAGATTAGTAGACTTAAAAACCACAACAGATATAAAAGGATTTCATTACGCAGCTACTAAGTATGGTTACGATGTGCAATGTTATTTGTACTGCCAGTTGTTTGGTAAAACCTATGATCAATTTAAGTTTATAGCATTAGATAAAGGAAGTTTAGATATTGGTATATTTGAATGCTCGGAAGAGTTTTATTACAAAGGAGAAGAAAAGGTAGAAAAGGCATTAGACTTATACGAAAAGTTCTTCGTGTTTGGTGCAGACCTTGATAATTATTGTTTAACTGGAATATTGTAATATGGAACTAAAACAATTAGTAGAAGTAGTAGGAAAGAAGTACAGAACAAAACTAATAACCAAAAGTAGAAAAAGGCATATAGTATATCCTAAGAAAGTATGTTGTTATCTAGCAAGAGAGTTAGGGTACGGTTTACAAGAAATAGGAGATAGCCTACAACTGCAACACGATAACGTACATTATCATATACATTCAATAGATAGAATCTACAATCACGATGCAATAAAGTGTAACGAGATAATAGATGAATACGATTTATCAGCTAGAAAGCTAGAGGTAATAGAAATAAAAGAAAAGGTACTTATGGTAGATAAGGAAACTAAAACGCAACTAGAAGCAATACTAGGCGATTTAAAAGACTTAAACACCGAACTAATAAAGGAACTAATAGAAACAAAAATAAAACCGTTCTTGTTGCTTGTAAAGAGTAGAAAGAAACAAAAACAAGTAGTAGAAACATCAGCACCTAAATTAAGAAATCCCGTTAAAAACCCTTTCTTGTCGTGAAGATACTAAACCTATATGCTTGTCTAGGTGGAAATAGATACAAGTGGAACGAAGTAAAAGAAGATATAGAAGTAACTGCTATTGAATGGGATGAGGAACTAGCTAAACTATACCAAGAACGATTCCCAAATGATAAAGTAATAGTTGCAGATGCACACCAATACCTATTAGATCACTACAAAGAATTTGATTTTATCTGGAGTAGTCCACCTTGCCCAACGCATTCAGTAGCAAGAGCATACAACTCAAAATATGAAACTAAATATCCAGATTTAAAACTATACGAGGAAATAATAATGCTTAACAACGTATCTAATGGTAAAACACCTAGATTTAAAGGTAAATTTGTTGTTGAAAATGTAATACCATATTACCAACCATTAATTGTCGCTAAAAAAAGAGGTAGGCATTTATATTGGACTAATTTTAATTTACCTAATATACTTAGTCAACGAAAAAACCCAGAACTAGGACACGCTAACAATGAAGTAGATGCTTTTTCAGAATTTCACGATTATAATTTTAGAAAATACAAAGGTAAACAACCAACTAATAAAATAGCAAGAAACCTGGTAGACTACGAAGCTGGTAGAACAATTTTTGAAACTGCATTAGGAATAATGCGAAAACAAAACGTTAACCAAACTGAATTATTTTAATAATGATTAAATTTAAAAGAGATATACCAAAAGCAGATATAGTAATAATACTAGTAGTAGCAGTATTTATAATTTATGTTCTGTTTAAAAAATAAAAAACTATTGATATAATAATATGGAGTTAGTAAGTATAAACGAAGTAAAAGCAAACGAAAACAATCCTAGATTTATAAAAGATTATAAGTTTAAGAAACTTGTAAAATCTATTAAGGAGTTTCCAGAAATGCTAAAGTTAAGACCTATCGTAGTAAATAGCGATATGGTAGTACTAGGTGGTAATATGCGTTTAAAGGCTTGTACTGAAGCTGGACTAAAAGAGGTTTATATTTTAAAAGCTGATGAACTCACTGAAGAACAACAAAGAGAATTTATAGTAAAGGATAATGTAGGCTTTGGTGAATGGGATTGGGATATACTAGGTAATGAATGGGATGCAGAGCAATTAGAAGATTGGGGTTTAGATGGTTTCCCTTTTGAAGAAGAAGTTTTAGAAGCTGAAGAAGATGATTATACAGAGCCAGACGATTTAAAAGTAGATGTTGTGCTTGGCGATTTAATAGAAATAGGAGAGCATAGGTTATTATGTGGAGATAGTACAGATAGCGACCAAGTGGCTAAGCTAATGAATGGGGAGAAGGCTGATATGGTTTTTACTGACCCACCTTACAATATAGATTATGAAGGAGTTAAAAAAGGTAATCACAGTAAAATAAAAAATGATAAAATGAGTGATGAAGATTTTATAAAATTTCTTTATGATTCGTTAAATATAAATTGCGACACTTTTTATGTATGCTGTTCTTGGCAATATTCTCATTTATTCAGAAAAGCATTAGAAGATTTACTAAAACCAGTAAAATCATTTATAGTATGGGATAAAATAAATCCAGCACAACATTTAGATAAATATTTTAAACAGCACGAAATAATATTATATCACGGAAAGTTTGGAGGACAGAAAACCATAAGAGGAGATGTATGGCAAACTAAAAGAGAAAGAAATACTGTACATCCTACAATGAAACCTATATCATTAATTGAAATGGCATTAAACGATAATAATGATAAAAAGAAAATCTATGATGCTTTTCTTGGTAGTGGTTCAACAATGGTAGCAGCACACCAACTAAATAGAAAGTGCTACGGAATGGAATTAGACCCAAAGTATTGTCAAGTGATAATAGACCGAATGATAAAACTGGATGATACGTTAAAAGTAAAAATAAACGGTAAACCCTATCTAAAACAAAATGAAGAATAATACTAAACTTATAAACTACTACAAATCACTTATAAAAAAAGATAGCAATCCGAATCATATTAAATATTATAATAATATGATATATCAAATATTGAATCCACAAAAAAAAGAAAAGCAAGAGTGGAAAACAATATATGTAGGTAGTTTAGATAAAGTTTTTAAATCTTGTAGAAAGGCATCAGAAGCATTAGGAAGAGATAAAAACTATGTATATAAAGTATTAAAGGGTAAAGTACAAAATAAACATAATATAGAACAAATAAAAAACAATGACGTTCTTTGAATAACCAAAAGTAACAATCAGTACTTTTGAACTTTAAGTGAGTTTTAATTGTTTCTCACTTTTTTATATAATAAAACATAAAAAATGGACAAAACCGAACAACATAAAAAAGCAATATTAGAAGCATTAGAAAAATCTTTAGGGGTAGTTACTACTGCTTGTAAAACCGTTGGTGTAGGTAGAACTACATTTTACGGATGGCTTCAAGATGATTTAGAATTTGCAAGGCAAGTAGATGATATACAAAACATAACTTTAGACTTTGCAGAGAGCCAGTTGCATAAGCAGATAAAAGATGGCAATACTACTGCAACTATATTCTACTTAAAAACCAAAGGTAAGAAAAGAGGTTATGTAGAGCGTCAAGAAATAACTGGTGCTGATGGTATGCCTAATAATTTTCAAATAGAAATAATAGATAAAATTGAAGATAAAGACTAATATTGTTTATAGGCATATATTAAGAAGCAATAAAAAAATAATAGTAGAACAAGGAGGTACTAGAAGTGGAAAGACTTTTAATATACTCCTTTTTATAATTTTTGAGTATTGCTTAAAGCAACAAGGTAAAACTATTACTATTTGTCGTAAAACGTTTCCTAGTGTAAGGGCAACGGTTATGCGAGATTTTATAACTATACTGAAGCAGTTTAATTTATACAAAGAAGAAAACCACAACAAGTCTAATAGCGAATATAAACTTAATAACAACCTAATAGAATTTATATCGGTAGACCAGCCACAAAAGATAAGAGGTCGTAAACGTGAGTTCTTATTTATCAATGAAGCA